GATAGAACTACTATTCCTTTACAAGTATTGATATACAGGTAATCAATATGTTCCTTGGTATCCATCATATCCATGGTATCCGGATTATCTGCTATACCCTATGCGCCCTTGGTGGCAGATCGTCAAATGGATTGCCCCCAGCGATACCACAACGACCATTTTCAGTACCGGTACTAACGTTACAACGGATACGGTGCGACTTGATTCCAGTGTCCAGTCAACGTGGACAGGGGAAACATGAGGGCCATGAAAGCAATAGTTGAATGTCCTGATTGCTTAGGTAGTGGGTGTTTACCATATTATCTGCCTACAAATATATTTGCTGTAGAATTAGATGAATTGCCATATAAGAAATGTGCAAGATGTGGTGGTAGTGGAAAAGTAGTAATAGATATTGAGAGAATAGATGGACATCAGGAATATATTACAAGATAGGGATTTGAACAAAGGGTTGGCAGAGCGGGTTGCTAATAAGCTTCGAAGTAAGAAGCTTATGCCATTTAGTCAAGCAGTATGGCCTAATTATGAAGTAAGTCCTCATCATAGTTATATAGCGGAATGTTTGGAAAAGGCGGAAAGACGGGAGAATGACTGGACACGGCTTATCATTCACGAGCCTCCTCAACATGGAAAAAGTTTACAAATTAGTAAACTTTTTCCCTCTCATTACCTTGGTAATAATCCTAATGATTTTGTCATATTGACTGCATACGGTGATGAGCACGCACAATCATTCTCTCGTGATATTAGAAACATTATTGATGGTACTGAGTATCAGGCAATATTTCCTGGCATATCATTATCACCGGATAGTAAGGCGCGGTTCAGATGGAATTTATGTAATCCTTATAAAGGTGGGATGGTTGCATCGGGATTGGAAGGTAGGCTGACTGGGGTAGGTGCAGATTTATTAATAATAGATGATCCATATAAGAACAGACAGGATGCTGAAAGTAAACTTTATAATGACTTTGTAATTGAGCAATACAAGTCAACACTCAGGACACGAGTACATAAGAATGGAATAATTGTTTTAGTGATGACACGGTGGGTAAAAGGAGATTTAGCTGACTTTCTAATGAGTTTACAAAAGGAAGGATTTAGATATATTTGCTTACCAGCATTTAGTAACGGCCCGAGTGTTGATCCTTTAAAAAGACCGAAGTTATTTCCTTTATGGCCATCGAGGTATCCTCAAGCTGAATTATTAAATATTAAGGATACTGTAGGAAGTTATAACTGGAGTTCAATGTATCAGGGAAATCCGGTACCTGCTGAAGGAGCATTATTCAAGAGACAGCATTTTGATATTGTAGATAAAGCACCGGAAGGATTACCGTGGGTACGGTTCTGGGATTTAGCAACTTCTGAATCTGATCAGGATAGTTTTACAGCGTCGTTTAGAATGACACAGTATAATGAGGATATTTATATTGATGCTCGTGTAAAGATTAAAAAGTCATGGCCGGAAGTACGAGGGGTTATTAAAGAAACGTGTATTCATGAGCAGGAAATGTTTGGAGATATAGGTTATTTAGTAGGAATAGAATCTCAGGGACCTCAGAAAGGTATGGTACAGGAATGCTGGGCTGATCCGGAATTGATTAGTATTGGAATTATAGGAGTACCAGTAGCATCAAGTAAACGAATAAGGGCATTGCCTGTAATTGCGCGTGGGGAAACTGGAAAGTTGCATATTGTTAGAGCACCTTGGAATGAGGATTTTATTAATGAGGCTCTTGAATTTGACAAGGGACAATATATGGATCAGATAGATGCTATAAGTGGATGCTTTAAAATGGCTGGTCTGTTTAATATAATGGCGGGTACATCATCATTATCTGATTATTTAGTTGAGGAAGGGGAACAGGTAGGACTTGAAGAGGATAAGGACTTAGTATTTACTGTTGATGGTGGTGAAGATTTACATCAAGGTGAACCTCTATTCTATGGAGGACTTTAATGATGAAGCCAGTAGTTGGTGAAAATGATATTTTTGATGGTTCACAGAAAAGTTATGTAGTAGTTAATTCAAATGTTTTTAGACGAAGAAAGATAGTTTATATAGCTCGTGAAATGCTTTCTAATCTTTTTTTAAATGGGCGGAAGGAATTGTATGTTCGGGGTTTACCCGATGATGCTATATGTATTGATACTTTCTATGACCATTATAGGGAACGATTTGGTATGGTCTATACAAGTAAAGAATTTGATGAGATTCCTTTTGGAGAAAGATTTCCCCAAATGACACCAACCATAAAACTTCGTTTGATGTAGGAAGGTTCCCGATGTTAATACAAGTACTTATTGGTTTGTTTGCGCTGATAGTATTCTTATTAGTAATTTTTTCAGTATTTGTTTATTTCACTGGAGACAGGGAACCTACTACTTGGAAAGGAAAAATTATTAAATATATAGCTATCGGAACTGTTGGCATTATTGTTCTTACTGTTTGTATGGCAGGAGCAATTATAACTGGAGCAGTTCTGTTAAATCAGATTGGATATTGATTATGCCTTCATTATTTGAGATACAAAAGAATTTAGGATTTTGTAATCCATTACCTGAATATCCTGGGGAGGAGCAATTCTCACTTACAGTATTAAAACAATCTCAGGCATGGCCCCTTATAACGAGTTTGTTACATGGACTTGAGGTTGCTCCTCAACCGGGGGATTATAGAGCATTTGCTCAAACGTACTCAACTGTAGTCTGGGTATATGTAGCTGCATGGATTATTTCTACATCAATATCAACAGCACCATTTAGATTGTATGAGAAATTGAAAGGTGAGGATAAAATCTTAAAAGATGGTATTCTCTTCAATCTATTTGATGAACCTAATCCTTATGAGTCTGGGCCTGATTTAATTGAAAAGACTGCATTATTTCTTGAACTTAATGGGGATGACTATTGGGAAAAGTTTGGTTCTGTAAAAGGATTACCATTAGAATTGTATAATCTTGAGCCTTACTATGTTAAAATAGCTCCTGATACTACTAAACGAATTAAGCATTATGAATATAGTGTTAATGATGCATTCAAGAAGAAATTCTTTCCTCAACAGATTTGTCATTTTAAATATTCTAATCCGACTGATCCTCTCTATGGGCAGGGTACAGTAAAGGCATTAGCAACTTCTCTTGTTACTGAATTATATCGGGAATCATATAATAAAACATTCTTTGAGAATGAAGCGCGGCCTGATTTAATTATTAAACATAATCCAGATATTAATAAGGGTATTCCACCTCTACAGGAAATATCTAAACGGAAGTTTGCAGCAGCATGGTCAAAGGCATTTGGTGGTCCAAGAAAATCACGTTTACCAGTTTTAATGGAATCAGGTATGGACGTTGAAGTTCTATCTGAAGCTCGTAGGGATATGGATTTTCGGGAGATGGAAAAGAGTCTTAGAGAAAGGATATTTGGAGCATTTGGAGTTCCTCCAGCAATGGCGGGAATTTATGAATATGCTAATTATGCTAACGCAAAAGAGCAGATTAGAATTTTTTGGACTACTACATTACCTCCGAAATGTCGGAAGATAGAACGAACAATACAGAAGAACATTATCATACCTTATAATAAGGTAACTAAGAAAGAATACTATTGTAGATTTGATATGGATATTATTCCTGCACTTGAAGAGACAGTAAAAGAACGGGAAGAAAGATTATCCAGAATGCTTGAACGCGGTGGTATTACTATTGGTGATTATGCTACTGCGCTTGGCTACCCGATGACAGGGGAAGATAAAAAGACTTTTGGTGATAAGAGAGTATTAGCAGCTAATCTTATTTCACTGGATGATGCATTTACTGAATTACCTGAAGAGCAAGAACCACCTGAAGGTGGGTTCCAACCTCCTCAGAGTGGTAAGTTCCCAGCAGGGGCAAGCCCATCATTCCAACCAGAAAAGAAGAGTATCTCCTTAGTAGATAAGGAGTCAAATGACATACATATTAAAGTTGATTTTCCAGAAATAAACATTACTAATCCTGCTCCTATAATTAATGTAAAGCAGGAAACTCCTATTGTAAATGTAAATGTACCAGAAAAGGATATTATAGTTGAGGTTCCAAAATCTATTATAAATATTCAACCGCCCGCAGTTAATGTTGAGGCTCCGGTTGTTAATGTTCGGCCACCAAATGTGACAGTGAAAGTTCCTGTAGTTAAGAAAACAAAAAAGGTGCCTGTTAGGAATGATGCTGGATTAATAACAGAAATAAAAGAAGTAGATGAGGATTAACATGAACTTTCAAAACACAGCAACCGTAAACCAGATGGCGTGAGGAGAAATTTTGCCGTGGAGTTCTTGGTTCAATTATTTGATAAGACGAACACACAGGCATTCTGCCTGAATCCTGCGCACAAAGGCAATAAGATGGACAGGGTGGTCTACGAAGATTCCACATTCATAGCACCCTGTCCCGATTGCCACACGGATATTTATGTCTATCGCAAAAATAATGCCATCAGCAAAAAGGGGCATTTCATCACTTATAAACCGGATGGCTGGACTTGGGGCGACCTTGAGCGAAAGCATTATGGGATTGTGAAGATTGC